CGCCGTCCGGGCGCAGGTACATGCCCAGGCCCTGCAACTGGTAGTTGGTGCAGTCCGTCTCGGTGTAGGCGCCGTTCATCAGCGAGAGGTTGCACGGCCCGGTGATCCGGGGCGCGCTGGACATCGTGATGAAGTCGAAGACGAAATTGGCAATCGGCGCGTAGTCGATGTGGTGGATGCGGTCGGCCAGGAAATCGTTCGGCTTGATGGTCGCGCGGTCCAGGTAGTCCCGAAGGGCCTGGGACGTGTCCAGGCACGGAATGCCGGCGTCTGCCGCCACGTCGAACATCGCTTCGCGGTAGGCCTGCAGCTTGGCGTCCTGGGTGATCTCCAGCGTGAAGGTCGGCGCCAGCATCATCATCGGGATCGAGCGCGTGATGCACTGATACGCCATGGACCAGAGGTTCCGGCGGTACTGGTTGATCGTCACAACGCTGGGCGTGGACCCCTCGAACCCTCGGGCATCGTTGATCCCGAACATCACAATGACGATGTCCGGATTGACGGGAAATACCTCGATGGCCATCCTGGTTGCGGCGGTGCCGGTCTGGCGTCCACCCACCCCCAGGTTGATCACGGTGATGTCCGTATAGCCGTACCGCTCCCGCAGCATGGCTTGCAGGAGCGCTGGGTATGGGGATGGCGACTGCGCGCCGCTGTAGGGGTTGATCCCGTAGGTGATGCTGTCGCCATAGCAGGCAATGACCACGGGCGTTTTGCTGACTAGCTTGTTGTGCAGCGCCACCAGGGCCGTCATCGGCACAGCCGCCTCGTACGCCCCAAATGCGGTCGTGTCATTGGTGGCGTTGGATTTCGGAACCCCCATGTCGTAGGGCGACAGCAGGTCGCTCAACTTGGACTGGACGGTGCGCGCAACGCTACCCGCCGCAGGATGCTTCCACCCCACGAGACTGCCGCCGGTCGGGGCCGCCAGGTCGCCGCCGGCCACGCCCTGCACCAGCTTGAACTTGTCGGTCTCGAACGTGCCCGAGGTGACGAACGGCAGTTCCTCCATCAGCGGGGCGTACGCCTCCCCGTTGTAGCTGACCGTCTGCGTGGCCAGCGTCATCGACAGGCCCGCCGTATAGGGCACCGAGGGCAGATACCCGATGCTGCCGTACACGGCCATGAACGAGTCGCGCAGTATGCGGGTCAGGCGCTCGCTTTCTGCCGCCTCCGCCGCGGAAACCCCCGCGGCCAACTGATGTGCGAGCGCTGCAGCGGCTGCTTCTAGCGCCAGCTGGACGTTCGCGGCGGTCTCGTTCACCGCCTCATCGAAGCCATACTCGCTTAGCCCAGGATCGCCATTCGAGGCGAACACCAACGCCTTGCCAGCGCGCAGGGCAGGCGCCGGCAAAGGTTGCAGCACCTCCGGAAAGGGTGCGCGCACCGTGCTGCCCATCGCGAACATCGCTTGCTGAATCGCCAACCAAAGCCGATCGAAGTCCTGATTCACCGAGCGGGCGAATAAATCGCCGTTGGTCTGATAGTCGTTGTCGCGCTTGGGCTGGACGGCGAGCGCTAACAGGACACCAACACCGACGCCCGGCGGCGTGTCGAACGTCACGGTTCCGCCAGAGATCTCGCCCAGACCGTTAACGAAATAGGTTCCCGCCGGCGCGGGCACACCGTCCAGCGTGATGGCAAGGTCTTCCTGCTTGAGGCATAGGAAGTCAAAGGAAAATGCCGTCGCAATACCGTTGCCGATGTGCGACGTGTAGGTCGGTTGCTGGGGAACTGCCACGGCGGCCTCGCTCGAAGAACGGGGCCGCCTGGCTCACTGCTCGAGCTCCACTTCGTGGACGCCCCCGGATGGACGCCAATCCTCCCCCGAGTGCCCTGCGGGTTTCCCGACTATTTGGCCCACCGTGGTGGTGATCCGCACCGGGGCCTCCAGCGCCGCGCCGGCGCCACTGTCCAGGTAGTCGTCCGGCTGCACCCGAACCTCCGGATTCCAGTCCAGCATCTGGTCCCAGAGCGGGCCGGTCAGCACGTCGACGTGGGCCCACAGCACCCCAGACTTCATGGGGGGCTCCAGCCCCTCCAGGATCCGGACATTCTTGTTCCCCGCGGCCGTGCGCTCGATAACCCCGCACCGCAGTTGCCGCTGCTTCAGCGCCTGCCGCAGGAGCTGCGGGACGAACGCGCCCACGCCGTTGGTCTCGACATACACCGTGGGGATGTTGAACCGCTCGATCAGGTCGCATGCCTGCATGACTTGACCATCGGAAATGACGGTGTTCCGGGTGTCCGAGAATTCGGCGAACTCGCCGGTCAGCCCCTCGCAGACGTGCCAGTACAGGTTCCCGGCGGCATCGTCCAGCATCAGCGAAAACGCGCTGGCGTCGCTGGTGATCTTGCCCATCGAGCAATCCCAGTACGCGCGGGCGCTGACGATACGGGTTTGCCCCAACATCATGCGCACCGTCCGGTTCGCCCACTCGATGCGGGGGTGGACGTCGTAGGCCTTGATCTTTTCGGGGTCCAATCTCGACTCCTTGATGGGCTTGCTGTGCAGTTGGTACTGGCTGTCCCATTCGTTGATGGTCCGGCACCGGCTGCGGCGCTTGGCCAGCTCGGCACGGTCGAAGCGCTCCGGCCACGCGCTGGGCCCGTAGCAGTCCACCAGACATTCCGGGGCGGCGGCGAAGACGATCCGGCCATCCTCCAGGCGATAGTCCGCGCCCTCCTCCAGCAGCCGGGTCCCTTTGCCAATGCCCTGGAACACGAATTCCGGGCGGAACGGCACCCGGTGGCGGACGCCCTTGGCCCACTCGATGCGGTGCTCCAACTCGAACATCTTGATCGTCAGGCAGTCCGCCCCCATCCGCTCCTGCTCGTCGTACAGGGAGTCGTGGGTGTGCGGCGTGCCGATGTAGAGCTGCCGCGCGCCCGGCACCATGATGTGGGTCTGCTCACCCAGCCGGTACCGCAGCTTCTCCCGGGCCTCCGGCGTCTGGATGTTCTTGGGAACCTCCACATCGTCGTTCTGGCACTCGTCCGCCCGGGCGCTGGTCACGTTGGACAGGATGCCCTTGGCGTACATGCTGGCGTTCCGGGCGTCCGAGGCCCCGGCCACCCACCACTGTTCAACCGTCCCCTGGTTCGCCGGCAAGAGCCCGATGGTCAGCGGGTGGTTGCGCAGGACGTTCTGCGTGTCCCGGCTGGTCTTGTAGGCCGTGGGGTCCGACTCGGACTGGTGGAGGATCCGGTACGTCGGGTCGTCGTAGTAGCGCCAGGCGTTGTAGACGGCCAGGAGGGTCGATTTCCCGAAGCCGCGAAAGCAGCGCAGAACCGCCAGCGGGCCGCGATGCTCCATCCAGTACGCGGCGCGCACGTGGATCGGCGGCACCTTCCACCGGCACCGCTGGGCCCACATCAGGAAAAAGGCGAGGAAGGATATCCGCCTATGCTTTACCGGTGGCACGCTTCCCCGCACCCTTCGTCAGGCGCTGGGCTTCCTTCAGCACCCGTTCCGCTTCTTTCTCAGCATCGGCCACCTGGCGATCGAGGTCGGCCTCGCGTTCGGCCTCGTCGTTCGGCACCGCGGGCGCATTGGCCGGCTGGCTCATGGCCTCTACATTCCGGATCAGGGCGGCCGTGGCCACGGCGTTTTTCTTCACCCAGTACCGATCGCCCCGGGTCTGCTGGTCCATGTCGGCATGATCCTGGCCGGCACCGGGCCAGAAATCCGGATCAGCCTCCCCAAGGAACACCTCCACCAGCTTTTCGCTCAAGTCCTTGAGCCGCACCAATTGGTCAGGACGCATCATTGCCCTCCAGCGGTTGAAAGATCCGGCGCGCGCTCCGGCAGCGGGTCGCCAGGCGCCCACCAGAAGCCCTGCCCCCAGTCGCGGCGTGCGCGCTGCTTCATCCGCGACAGGTAGCCCGGCGACAGGTTCTCCTGCAGGGCGTGCATGCCCATACGGTCGATGGCGGCGCGGGCGTACCAGAGGTTGATGTACGGCAGGTGCGAGCGCGCGATCTGAAGCCCCTCGGCGGCGGCGTGCGTATCCTTGCCGGCAGCGCCCTGCCAAGCGTTTTCGATCCCCAGCTTGATAACAAGGTCGGCGGCACTGCCGACGGTCGGGCCACCGATGTTCTTGATGGCGTTGGCCGCCGAATCCCCGAAGCTCTCGGTCGGGTCAACCAGAAACAAGTCGCCCACGATACCCAGGCCGCCGCCCTGAGCCAAGGCGCGCATCCAGAAGCGCGGGGACGTCATGTCGGCCGGGTCCTTGCCCTGCAGGACTTGCTTGGTCTGGAACGCAATGGCGCCCAGGGCGGTGAGCGACACGCCGAGCGCCATGCCATACGCCAACCTGTTCGAGATCGCCGGCGCACCATCCAGATCCCGGTTTCCCTCCATCATGCGCCGCCAGTGCCGGGAAATCATGGCGATCGGGAACGACTTGAACTGCATGACGGAGCGCGCAAGCTCGCCCTTCCCCGTGCCACGCTGGGTCCCGCCCCACGTCTGAACGACGCGCGTCGCCAGATCGGGGTTC